TATCACGTTAGCTGTAATTTTTTGTTAGAGAATCAATAATTGTCCAAGCATGAAAGACATAAAACTTATCATGTACAAACCTCCCTTGTAATAACTGATCACTTACGCGATGGGTTTGGATCAGCATCCTCGTTAGAAAATGTCCTAAACGGATGAAGCAACTATCGCACACATGCTGGCGTGGCGGAATTGGTATACGCACTGGCTTCAAATACCAGGATCACAGATATGTGGGTTCGAGTCCCACCGTCAGCACTATGAAAAGTTAATTTCATAAGTTTTAAAGAAAGGAAGTAGTTATGAAATTAGTGGATGAGGTTGTTTTGCATAATAAAGATGATAGACCAGAATGTTGTAAAGCACATGACAAATATTTCTCTACTTGTGACACATGTGAATATGGAGAATTGGAAGAGGAAGAAAATGATGAAAAGAAAAATGCATCAGTAGGTTTTTATGTCGGAATCGCAAACAGAGAATGGTATGACTTTGATAATATATGGAAGAAAAGTCCGTTACTTAAAAGAATCATTGTTTGTGCAGAGAATAAAGAAACAGCAAAAGAAAAATTAATACTTTCTATTGATAGTCTTAATAAAGAAATGAGCATAGCAGGTGAAAGATATATGTTAGACGAAGAATCAATTAAAAAAGTATATGGATTTATCTCTGCAGGAGATGTGATTTTAGATTAAGAAAATAACCTCATGTGGAAGTGCAAAAGGTCGAATCCTGTGAGTGGATACACAAGACTCGACCCCGATAAAGAATATTGAATTAAAAGGAGAATAAATGAATATACAAACAAGTCTAGTATGAATACAATAGGTGGATATGAAATTATGAACGCTTAATCAGATCTTTTAGAAATGATAAATCGTGTGGTTTGGAGATCATGCTGGTTAAGTATTTAACTTTTTCATCAGACAGTTTTGGATGCTTGCAGATCCAATATACTGTGACGATTTTTGCTACATAGCAAAGCACAATACCAATGATTGCACATAAAATTACAAAATCGTACAATCTAAATTCTACCCTCCTTCCTGTAAGATATTTTTCAAAACAGGAAAAGTATTTTGCCCAGAACGGGCTAGAAATGTTTTTCACTTATTCTTGTCGCACAACTTACAATTGTGCTTCCGCATGAGTTATTTTATAAACTCCAGGCATAGTCGTGCTGTTGAGTCAGTATGCGGTAAATTTGGCTGCTATGACCTGTATGGGTATTATAGCAGAAAACTAAAATATTTCAAGAGTTAAAGGAGAATAAAAGAATGAAGCCAATTGTATTTTACGATTTCAAACCAGATAAGGATGATCCGAATAATAAGATCGTTATTAAGAAAACCGATCTTGAAGAGCTTTTGAATAAAACATATGAAGCTGGATATCAAGATGGACAGAAAGAATCAAGACAGCCAAGTTGGATAACAACAACGAAAAGAGATTTTGATGCGGTTCCAAAAATTTTAAGTACAAGTATAAGTATGGAGGAATGATGTGTGAAAAACATGGAAGATTATATAAATAAGACATTAATTCTGTCAAAAGTAGAGCAGATTCATGATTTCAGAGGATGGGCTAATAGATTACCAACATTTCATTTCGATAAGGAATGGGATGTAAAAATTATTCCACCATTTGCTGGGGCAATTATTAGATTTACCATTGATTATAAGAATAAGCATGTATCTGTATATTTTGATGGATATTCAGAATTAGGTTATGTGTGTGATGAAGAAGAAAAACCAATTCCATACTTTGAGTATTACGATGGTAAAGACATATATAGATATTATCTTGATGAAGCAGACAAAATGATGGATGACATCAGAAATTTCTTAAATAATTAATCTAGGCTATTCAGCCAATAAATTCCAAATTTTCAAATATTTTCGAAAACAGAATAGATAAATTTTGAGGTGGCTAACAGCATACCTTGGGTTTGTGCGCCCTGAATCACTGTTTACATAGTTAAACATAAATTTAATTCTGTGTTCCGTCCATGTATTGGGCGTTAAAATAGATTGTTTTATTTAACAATAATATAAATTTTAATTTTAGGAGGACAAAAATTAATGAATTTTGAAATGACAGGAAAACTAAGTATTGGAAAAGATACAGAAAAATTTCATCCATATTCGGAAAATAAGTATGAATCTGGTTGGGTGAGAAAACAACTTCTTTTCAATGCGACATGCGGAGACAATCGTCATATGCTTACCGTCAATGCGGGAGCTTTCGGTGATGAACACGGATTTGTATATACCTTCAGTAAAGGTGGTACAGATGAAAATGGGAAAAAAACTAAAGGCGAAAGTATTCAGATTCCGTTTAAAGAACGTCTGACTTCTCCGAAACTAGCAGAAGTTGCTGAATTTAAAAAATTCATCTTTGATCTTGAAAAACCTGGACGAAGATACAAACTGCAGAATATGACAGATAAGCTTCATGAGGGTAGTGAGCTAACGGATGAAGAACTAAAAGAAGTTGGACTGACATCTCCAGATGAGGTATCCGACGCGCTTGAGAAGAGTATTAAAAAACGTCATGAGTTTATTTCTGAATGGGATTATATCGATTTCATTAAGAAAGTAATTGACAGTGGAAAATATGCTGATAAAAAATTCTTTATTCGAGGAAATGGAGAATATCAGTATTCCGACAATAAAGGAACTGTTTATGAATCTTATATGCCAAATAGAATTTATCTAGCAGCAGAAGATGCAGAAGAATCTTCGACGGCAACATTTAATATTCTATTCAATTCCGAAAGCTTTGATGATATGAGCGTTGAAGAAAAGGGCAAATATTATGTTAATGGTTACATGATGGAGTATGACAACAATAGAAAAGCCAATATTCCAGTGCCGGTTACGGTCGCAATCCCAGTAGCCGCAGAAGATGCAGATGAAAAAGCTAAGAAAAGAATCGAAGCAATTAAACATAAATTTATCGTCGAGGATGATGGTTTTAAGGAATATGGCGTAATCGTTAATATGCTGAATGGCGCACAGAGAATTGAAATTACAGAAGATATGCTGACCGATGAGCAGAAAAATGACCTTGATTGTGGACTTATCACTATGGATGATATCCGTGCTGAATATAGCAAAGGAGTTTATGGTGACAGAATCAAGGAGTATCAGTTTGTAAAACCAGCTCGCGGATTCACTCGTGGAAGAGTTGACACGGTGTATACAGAGGACGACATGACAATCAAACCACTTGAGGAAGAACTTCCGGAAGGAACAGAAGATCTTTTTGACGAGGATGATGAACTATAAGAATTAAAAGGGCTATGCCTTCCTGATTCTTCAATAATAAACTACATATATAAAGGAGATATATATTTATGGCATTTCAGAAACCAACAATCAATGTAATTAAACCAGACATCAAAAATCTTTCTATTTACCTCAGAAGTACTAAGAAATTTGGTAAGACGACACTTTTCCGTGATGTAATTCTGGAAAAATATGGAGATCCTGCAAAAGGTCTGCTTGTCGGATGTGGAAACGAGAAAGGTTATAAAATGCTTGACAATTTAAATACCACACAGGTCAAGACATATAAAGATCTTCAGGAGTTAGCAGACTGGCTTATTAAAGAAAAGGGTAAAGAGCATGATATCGAAATGGTAGCATTTGATACCGGTGATGAACTTGCTCTAATTGCAGATGCGGAAACAATTCGTCAGAGTAATGTAGAGAATCCAACCAAAAAATGTAAATCAATTAAGGCTGCATTTGGAGGATATACAGCAGGTGAAAAATTCTCCGCAAATGACATCATTAAACCGTATATGACTCGTCTTGAAGATGCTGGGTTTGGCGTGTGGGTTATTGCTCATACAAAATTCAAAACAATTAAAGAAAAGGGTGGACTGGAAGAAGATGGTTATATGCAGCTTTCTTCAAACATGGGAGCAGATTATGAAGCAGCATTCGGAGACATTTTTGATGTAACCCTTACTGGCGTTATTGATCGTGATCTTGAGGAGAAAAAAGTTGGGGATAAGACCAAAAAATATGTGACAGATACTATTCGCAAGCTTTATTTCAGAGGCACAACACTCATTGACGCAGGTGGTCGTTTTGCAGATGGTGCTGTGCCAGAATATCTGGTATTTGATAAACCTAATATGGCGGCAGATTTTATTCGAGTTGTCGAGGAAGGTATGGAGAAATCTAAATCTACTCTTGGTAAAAAATCTAAACCAGTTGTGGAGAAGAAAAAAGTAGAACCTGATCTGGAACCGATTGAAGAAGATGAGGATATTGATGATATTTCAGTAGAGGAGACAGTAGCACAAGAAGAAACCGCGACAGAAATTTCTGATTATCCGGATGATCTCGCTGCAGTAATTCGTACAATGTTCAAAGAGTGTACTGATAAAGATAAGAAAGCAAACGTCAGAAAAGTTATTGCAGAATATGGGAAACTCAATGACGTAGATGAAGATGGACTGAAACGAATTTACGATATGATGAACTAAGGAGTATCATGTATGCTTGTTAAATGCAGATATTGCAATAACAAGGTAGATAGAAAAGATGCTTTCAAAGTGGTAGTGGATGGTAAAAACATCTACTACTGCAATGAAGCAGAATATCTAACTGTATTGCATGACAGAAAAATAAGAGACGATACATACGAGTGTATTAATGAGATTTTTGGTTATAAAGTAATTAATACTGCATTGTTCAAAGAGTTAAGTTTTATACTTGGATCTTATTCTTATGATCAGATTTTAGCCTATTTAAAAGAGAATAAAGATTACATGGCATCTGTCATTCGGCAAAGAGATTATTCGAGTGAATACGCTAAAATCAGATATTTTTCTGCAATGATCAAAAATGGTATCGCAGATTTTAAAGTAAAAGAAAAAGAAGCACCTAAACAGGTGGAAGTTGATATACCGGATGGTTATTATAAACGACGACAGAAGAAAAGAAGTTTATCTGATATTGAAGAACAGGTAGGTGAGTAATATAGCTGAATTTATTACAGGTGTCAAAGAAAAGTATCCTGCGCAGCTATTGAAAGGACGAATCGAATATGAGGGAAATGTTGTAAGCTGTTTCTTTAAGGATATGCTTCTTTTGGATGACACGACATTTGAGAAGGACGATTTTATCACTGTTGATGGTCGGTTTTATTTTTCACTACTGAAAGATTTACGAAAAAAAGGATTCTATTCTCTTGATGAAATAACTATTCTGTCAAATTCAAAACAAGAAGTCATTGATCGATATGAGGATTGTGGTGGATGGGATTCGATTCAGCATCAGATGGACATTATCAATACACAGAATTTTGATACATACATTGATATCTTGTATCGAGAAAATGTTATGCTTCGCATGTGCGATGATGGATTTAATCTTTTAAAAGAGATTAATATCAAGGATAAGAAAGTTATTCCTCTTAAATTATTTCGAAAGATGACTGCTGAAGAGGTAACGGATTGGTACGAGGCAAGAATAAGCACTTATGGTACCGGATATTCGAGCAAGATCCTGGAAGAAGAAGAAATAGATTTCGATGACGAATTTATTGAATCATGTGCAGAAGGTGAAGAAAATGGTGTACCTTTTGATATAGCAGGATATGATAAAAACGGAGAAGAAATCAATTGTTTTCCTTTTTTATCTAGGCAAATAATGGGATTGTTAGAAGGAACTCTCACAATGATGGGAGGATTCAGTAGCGCAGGAAAATCCACTTGGTGGATTACAGTTCTTATGGCTCTTCTATATTATGATCGGAAAATTCTTATTATTTCCAACGAAGAAAATATTAAAAAATTTAAAATCAAATTTATGGTTTGGCTCCTTGGCAAGAGGAACAGATATTTTAAACTCACGAAAAAGAAAATGTCTGTGGGTGATATAAACAAGGAAAGTCGTGAGCAATTAAAAGATGTGCAAGCATTCTGGAGAAAGAATTATAAGGGTCGCGTAAAGTTCATTGCTATGAACGATGCAGACATGGCTGTTGTTAAGAAGAAAGTACGCGAGAATGTTCTTAAATTTGGATATGATACAGTTCTATACGATACGTTTAAAATCCAGGAGAGCGATTTTTCATCCTCCAGACAAGATTTGTCTTTAGTTAGAGACAGTAGAGAGTTAGATAAGTTGGCAAAAAAATATAATTTAATCATGTTGGCATCAGTTCAGTTGGCAGAATATATGAAAGGAAAATTATTCCTGGATGCCAGTTGCCTTAGTAATGCCAAGCAGACGAAAGAAATTCTTGAGAATTTGTTCCTTATGCGAACTGTTTATGCTGAAGAACTTGATGAAAAAAGAAAATATTATTGCCA